TAATATTAATATAGTTGATTGATAAAGGAGAAAATGCCTATGACTAAAATTGAAAGAGAAAAGTTTGTAAAAGATGCGGTTGCCAAGTTTGGTTCGACTGCCTCTAAATCAGACTTAGTTGACTTTGCTAAATCTTTGGGGTTTGATAAACCTCGATTCCTATTCAAAGATGACAAACGAGTTGCTCGTGGTGTCTACTCTTTAGTTGACAAAGTTGCTAAGACTGTTGTTGCCGAATCAGTTGCCACTGCCGATACTGTTGCGATGGCAGTAAAGGTTGACGACTTCAATGTCGAGTCTGATGGTTTCAAAGAGAATCTGATTCCAGAGGTTGACCCTCTGTTCGTTCCGTTCGGTAACTTTGCTACTGTTAAAAAGATTCTTGATGCCAAGATGTTCTATCCAGTGTTTGTGACTGGTATGTCTGGTAACGGTAAGACCTTCAGTATTGAACAAGCATGTGCCAAGTCTAAACGAGAAGTGATTCGAGTTAACTTGACTGCTGAAACAGATGAAGATGACTTAATCGGTGGTTTCCGTCTTGTGAACGGTGAGACCAAATTCTTCAAAGGTCCAGTTGTGAAGGCGATGGAGATGGGTGCGGTTCTTCTACTTGACGAGATTGACCTTGCCAACCCTGCCAAGATAATGTGTCTACAGTCAATCCTTGAGGGTAAAGGTTATTTCATTAAGAAGACTGGTGAGTTTATTACTCCTTCGAAAGGTTTCACTTGTGTTGCTACTGCCAACACTAAAGGTAAAGGTTCTGATGATGGTCGTTTTATCGGGACTAACATTCTGAACGAAGCATTCCTTGAGAGATTCCCAATCACGGTTGAGCAAGAATATCCTACTGTTGCTACTGAGAAAAAGATTCTGGGTCGTGTGTTTGATTCACTAGATATCAAAGATACCGAGTTTGTTGGGAAACTTGTTGACTGGGCTGATATCATTCGTAAGACTTTCTACGATGGTGGTGTTGACGAAATCATTTCTACTCGTCGTCTTGTCCACATTGCCAAAGCCTTTTCAATCTTTGGTGACCGTATGAAAGCCATTAACCTTTGTATCAATCGTTTCGACGATGAGACTAAGACTTCTTTCTCTGACCTTTACACTAAGGTCGATGCTGATGTCCTTGATGACGGGACTGAGGTTCCAGAAGGTTTCACTAGGGTTACTGAGGAAGATGAAATTGACTTCTAAATAGTCATTATAAATAAAGGGTCGGATAAATTGACATTCGACCCTTTTTTGTATATAATTGTTGTAATGGAAATAATTGAAATAAAAGCACCAATCTATAAATTCAAAGTTTTTAATCATAGTATTAGGAAACAAGAATTATTAGATTCGATTCAAAATATGGGTATTCATTCTTGTATTGTATCAAACCCAAAAAGTAATCAAAGAATTTCAAATACAGATTATCACTTAAGAAGTGATATTCCAAAAAACTATATTTCAATAATCCAAGAATTATTATCAGAATCACTTAATGAATTCTCACAAATGATGGATTCAGAATTAGATATGAAAGAGGGTTGGTTTCAGCAGTATGAAAAAGGAGACGAACACGGTTGGCACGACCACCCAGATTGCCAATTCTCTTCTGTATATTATGTAGAACTTCCTAAAGATACACAAACGAGATTCAAAGACTATAATGGTGAAGAATTTACAATTGATGTTTCCGAGGGAGACTACATAATATTTCCATCATTTTTATATCATCGTTCAGCACCAAATACAAGTGATGATAGAAAAACCATTTACGCAAATAACATAAACTTAAGGAGTATGTAATGAATATTGAAGTCCCAATGAGTGAACTCAAAAAGAAAAAGATACTCGTGGCAACACCAATGTATGGTGGGAACTGTCACGGTATGTATTGTAAATCGACAGCAGACCTTGCTAAACTTGGTCAAGCATATGGGATGGATATCAAGATGTTCTATCTGTTCAATGAATCTCTTATCACAAGAGCAAGAAACTATTGCGTAGATGAGTTTATGCGTTCTGACTATACTCACTTAATGTTTATCGATTCTGATATCGGTTTCGACCCTAATGATGTAATTACACTTGCTGCTCTAATGGACCACGAAGATGAGAAGAACGGTAAACATATTATGTGTGGACCGTATCCAAAGAAAACTATCGCCTGGGAAAAGATTGTAGCAGCCGTTGATAAAGGATTTGCAGATGATAACCCAAACAACTTAGAAAACTATGTTGGTGATTATGTATTCAATCCAGCAGGTAATCAGAAAGAAGTTAGATTAGACGAACCAGTTAAAGTATTAGAAGGTGGAACTGGATTTATGATGGTAACTAAGCATGCTTTCAATAAGTTTGATGAAGCATATCCTACTTACAAATACAAACCAGACCATGTCCGAACTAAACATTTCGATGGTTCAAGATATATCACAATGTATTTTCAAGCATTAATTGACGAAGAGTCAGAAAGATACTTATCTGAAGATTATATGTTTTGTCAATGGATGCAGAAAGTAGGTGTAGATGTTTGGTTATGTCCTTGGATGAAACTAATGCATACTGGGTCTTACACCTTTGGTGGTTCTTTGGTTGACCTTGCTCAGATTGGTGCGAGTGCGACTGCGGATCCTGATTCAATTAAACAAATGAAGAAATAATTTGAAAGCCGATATAGCACAGTTGGTAGTGCAACTGATTTGTAATCAGTAGGTCGGGAGTTCGAGTCTCTCTATCGGCACCAGTTTTTATTGAAGGAGTATAGTATGAGTAAATACAAATATAATGAAGATGCGTTGCTCAATGAATTGTTCGATTACATTGATGCGACATATGATGAACATTACTCAATGAATAATATTCAGTCTACTGAATTCATTGTTGATGCTGGACACGGTCTTGGGTTTACAATCGGTAATATTTTAAAGTATGCCCAGAGATACGGTAAGAAGGGTAATCCAGATGATGCCCGTAAAGACTTGATGAAAGTGTTACATTATGGTATAATGGCTTTACACATTCACGATTTAAATAATGGAGACCACTAAAAAATGAAGATAAGTGAAAAAACTACTGAAGTATTAAAAAACTTCTCAAGCATTAATCCAAGCATTGCTTTCAAGGCTGGTAATGTTGTTCGAACTGTTTCTGAACAAAAGAATATTCTTGCTCAAGCAATCGTTCCAGAGACATTCCCTAAAGACTTTGCTATCTATGAACTAAACCAGTTTCTAGGTTTAGGTTCTCTATTTGACGATGCTGAGTATGATTTTGGTGAAACTAATGTTACAGTAAGTGAAGGTTCTACTAAGTCAAGATATACTTACACAGACCCATCAATGGTAACATCACCACCAGAAAAGAATATTGAACTTCCATCAACCGAAGTAACATTCGATGTGACAAAAGAACAAATGACTAAAGTGATGAATGCTGCTAATCAATTGTCTCTTCCAGAGATTGTTGTAAGAGGTGATAATAGTAAGGTTCGTCTAGTTGCTACTGATACTAAGAACCCTACATCAAATGAGTTTGCTGTTGAGGTTGGTTCAACTACTGCTAAGTTTGACTTCGTGTTCAAAGTAGAAAATTTTAAAATGATTGGTGGTAACTATCAAGTTTCAATCTCTGCTAAAGGTATCTCGCACTTCAAAGGTGCTGTTGCTCAATACTGGATTGCTACTGAATCTGGTTCTTCATACGATGGATAACACAACCTTAGATTCTCACCAACCAACTGGAAGAGAATATAGTATAACTCATTCTAATGATTTTATATTACAAGTTGATAACTTTTTGGATGAAGATGAAGCAAAGGGTTTTGTAGATTTGTTCTATTATATGAAAGGAATGGGTCTTACTGCAAACAGACAGCAAGGTGAGGGTGTAAGTAAAAGTTTCAAACAAGATGAAGCTACTTCAATATACTACACTAATCAAATGATTGATGCTACTAATAAGTTTACAGAAGAATATAATTTAACTCACGATGGAACAAATTTTATAGCAAATGCAACAAATCGTATGTGGGATGTTTATAGATTATATGAATCACAATTTATGATTAGTGATATGGTTTATAATTTGACTAACCCCGCAATGAAAATACAAAAAACAGAACCATCGGAGGGATATCATGTATGGCATACAGAAATAGATGCAGGATTTCCTCAATCATACCATAGGCATGTTGCTTGGACTGTTTATTTAAATGATATTGAGGAAGGTGGTGAAACTGAATTTTTACACCAAAAGTTTAGAGTGAAACCAAAGACTGGAAGACTTGCTATGTGGCCAGCAGGGTTCACGCATGTTCATAGGGGTAATCCCCCTTTAACAGAAACTAAATTTATTTTAACTGGATGGATTAATCGATAGGAGAAAAAATGGCAAAGAAAGAAGAAGTTGTTGAAGAACAAAAAATAGAACTACAGTTAACTGATTTATTTAGTGCAGTTAACATTATCGATACTCTTGCTAAAAGAGGTTTAGTCGAGGGTGCTGAGATGGAAGCAGTTGGTGCTGTTAGAAATAGAATAGAAGCATTTGCGAAAGCAAATTTACCAAAGGAGGAAGATAGTGCTTCAGAGTGATAAAGAAAATATTATGAGAGTGGTTCAAGACTGTTGTGATTCACTGACTAGAATGGAAGGTGAAAGAGAGTTTGTAAAAGAAGCAATTGTCGGTCTTCACGATAAGTATGATTTAGACAAGAAACATATTCGTAAAGTAATCAACATCTTTTATAAACAAAATATGGGTGAAGTGAGAAGTGAGATGACTGAAGTGGAATCTCTTTACGAAGACTTAACGAGTAAATGAAAGTAGACTACCCCATCACCCAATCTTTAGATTTTTTTGAAGACCCATATCAAGTATTAGATATGGCTAAAAATCTAGAATATATTCGATTAGAAGGTCAAGCATATCCTGGATTAAGAACAAATTTGCTTAGTGGTATTAATCCAGATTTCTTTCAATATGTTGCTGAAAAACAATTAAGATTATTTTATAGTGATGAAGAGATAAGTGAAATATCTTATGATGCAAAAATGACATTTCAAAAAATAACATCAAAAGATGTAGTAAATGGAGAAGGTTGGATTCATCAAGACTTATTCTCAAAACTAACTACTATAATATATCTTAACCCAAATACAAATGAAATTGGAACAGATATTTGGAGACCAAAAATTGAATGGGATTTATATGAAGGTGATAGACCCTACGAAAGAGATTTTTTCAATGGTGGTGGGGATGAAAAAATTTATATGGATAGATGGCATGCTAGACAAAATAGATATGAAAAAATATCTTCTCATAATTCTATATTTAATAGTTGTGTTTATTTTGATGGTCGTTACAGCCATTCGTCTAGTTTAAATATACCAGAAGGTGAAGAAAGAATAACATTAATAACTTTCTTTGAAAAAATTTTCCACGGAAATAAATCACCTATTCTAAGAACCTTTTAAATTTGACTTTTTATCTTATCCGTAGTAAAATATGGGTAAGGTTTTATATTATGGATAGACTATGAGTGAATTTTTATGGGTCGAAAAGTATCGACCAAAAACTGTATCAGATACAATACTTCCTCTTGAACTAAAGAGGACATTTCAAACATTCGTCAATAATGGCGATATTCCAAATCTACTACTAACTGGTTCAGCAGGTGTTGGTAAGACAACTATTGCAAAAGCAATGTTAGAAGAACTCGGTTGTGATTATATTACAATCAATGGTTCAGATGAAGGTAGATTGATTGACACACTCAGAACTAAGATTAAGAACTTTGCTTCGAGTATGTCTTTAACTGGAGGTCGTAAATATGTCATACTTGATGAAGCAGATTATCTCAATGCTGAAACGGTTCAACCAGCACTTAGAAACTTTATGGAAGAGTATAGTGCTAACTGTGGTTTTATTCTCACCTGCAATTTTGTTAATAAAATTATCTCTCCTCTTCATTCGAGGTGTTCGGTCGTTGAGTTTAAAATATCAAACAAAGAGAAACCAGAAATGGCAAAGGGTTTCTTCGACAGAGTCTTAAAGATTCTATCACAAGAAAATATCGAATTCGATAAAAAGGTAGTTGCCCAAGTAATCAATAAACACTTCCCCGATAATCGTCGAATATTAAACGAACTACAAAGATATT